TCTTAAAGCTATTAAGATACTGGAGAACTCCTCTACTTATCGGAGTTTACGCAATGAAATGGAGCTAGACGCCGGTGACCCTGTTGATACCAACTGTGGTTACCCCTTCTATAATGCCAATATGGATAGTTTAGGCAGGCCGACTACACGTATTCAAACTGTGCAACTATTTGAGGGCATAGGGACACAAGGGTACGATGTGACTAAACTTTTCCAGGAGATTGATAGACGAGGGGGTCCTTTAAGTTTTCAAGGTTATCCGTTCGCTATTGCACCTATTCGTCGTAGCCAGTATGGATATAAGTGGAATCACGTATTCACTCGATCGTCCAACGGGCTTATGACGGCTTATGACGAACGTGGCGGAAATACGACCCGAATCGCATGGATAGTACCCTATATCTTCAATCTTTTGATGTCTCCATTGCAATCCGAACTTAAAACAGTTAGAAAAATGCTACCTGGATTATACCACGATGGAGCCTCTAAGAAAAGAAGAATGGATATACTAAGGAAAACAAATCCTTGGATCGTCGAAGCGGACTACAGTAATTACGATAGGTTCATCCCTGTGAACATATTCCTATCTTTTATGAAAGGATACCTAGCCGATAAGCCCCATAGTAAGTACTGGTTCGAAATGTGCTATGCGATGCATCATAGAATGCCCTTGATTTGGCCTGACTACGTTGGATCTGAGAAAGGAAGAGGTTGGGTCTTCACACCTAAGAAGCTTGGACTTCTTTCCGGGGTAAAAGTAACATCTGAGGTAGGTACATTCGTCAACTCAATCATTACCGGTCAATCTTTAATAGACGCTGGAGTGATGAACGCGAATCACCTGGTTGATTACCTTGCGCAGTATCGTGCTGGTAACATGGGTGGTAATAAAGAGAAGATATTTATTCAATCGGACGATACCTCTATAATTAGCGATTCTATTCATGAAACTAAGAAAATCACTGAAGCCTTCATCGCTAATACTAAACGGGCAGGGCTTAAAGGAGAAGCAATGTTCGGTGACCGATTCCTCATGCGAAGCATTACCACAGGCCGTGATCTACCCGTTCCTGCAAGGGTTTTCCAAAACACTTTGCAAAACGAATCATCGGCCGAGGATGCACTTAAATTTATAGTAGGTCTTGCAATGAGAACAGATGGTTTGCTAGGTCATAAGACTTTCGATCCTTTTCAATCAGGGAAGGTTCAGGCTATTACCCTAGTCGAAACCAAGTTCACCTCAGCTATCATTAAAAGTCTCCTTAAATTCATCAGAACGGCCGTAAGGAAACAAAATTCTGCGATAGAATTCTTGCGTACTTTAGATGAAGCAGCAGACCGTATGATTACGAAAGGCGGAAAAATGGTTTCTATGGATAGTACACATGCAATGAAACTGGATAAAGTACGGCTTTCCTTCTTGAAAGCATTAGCCGATCATGATCTTGCCTTATTAAGCGAAGGTCTGATTAAGAGTGACGGAAAAGCAGCCAGCACTTTGCTTTATCAGTTGCATAAAGACTCAAACATTCCTTCCCAGAAGCTGCTCCTCGACCAGATTTTGTTAGGTAACCCCGATCTCAAACATGTATTAACGTCAATTCAAA